TCTCTAGTCCATTCACATGTCATCCGAGATAGAGTCTATAATTTACATATTCAACAAGTTAATTCGGATATTGTCTTTCTATAAGACTATGTCTTTTAATGAATAATTAGTTCAATAAAAGTTATATTAAGGCATGTAACCTGACATCTTTTAATAAGCTTGTAAGACTAAGAGATATCTCTTTATCTTCTATAATGCTCTTGTAAGACCGTTTATCAAGTCTTTTAACCCTTAATAGCATATTTACAGATCTGCTATGTTTAGCAATATCTATATATATGATCGTTCCTACTAAATTGTGGCTTATGATAGTTACTTTTCTACCTATAAGCTGTTGTATTAAACTACCACGTTCTGCTTTCATGATTTATAAACTTTTAATTCTATACTAAAACATAAGAAAGCTATACCAATAATAGTAGAAAGACTAAAATTCCCTATACCAATAGCTGGAGTTAAATACCAACAGGTGTAATCTTTTCCAAATTTGATTTCTATTTTCATAATATGAATGTTTTAAATTAATATTCAAGATAAAAGAGTGAGTAAAAGCAAATACAGGAATTAATGCAATACTCACTCTTTAAATTTACGTACGAGAAATGTAAATACGATATCCTCTATAGTAATCTACAATATAACAAGTATAGTGATTTGCATCAACTAAACTATTAAATACTGAAGATATATCTGACATTTCTACATAGAAATAAGGTTTTAATCTATGATATGAAATATCAAGCTTTAAATTTAGAGGAAGTTCATCTTTACAAGGTTGTACTAATATTGTTCTTCCTTTTTTAATATGGTAAAACAATTTAATACATTCTCGTAGTTTTAGTCTCAATTCTGCTTTGAGAAATCGAAACTGTTGAAACCAACTGGTTTCGTACTTGTTCTCTAATATTAATCTAACCATATATATTATGAATTTAATATTCAGAGAAATAATAACTATTAGCTTCTATGCCAGTATGCTATACATATTACTATGTGTTAGTGTTCCACTGGTCTTATAATACTGGACTCCAAAACCCGTTACTCTTACGTGATTATGGCAAACGATAAACGATAAAATTAAGCAAGAGGTGAGTAACTACGATGAGGTTGTCATTACTTTGGAGAGGTGAGAGTAATAGTGTTCAGTATACAGGTCTCCTAACCTGTACCTTGGCGCATCAACGCATACTTACTAACTATTACTTAACGAGGAATAATCATTTCACAATGATAAGTCGATATAGGAAATCGACTGTGAGGAGTAGATATTCAAAAGACAGTTAATTATATAATATCCATCTGTATTTATAGAGGCTTTGGACTCTCATTCTATTGAATGGCTACATTAATATTAACCATATAGTGATAGCCTTTCTGTATTTTTTCAGATATTTGATACAGTATCACTATATGGCCAGGTAGGCACCTGTAATTATATTACATACAACAGTACTTTCAATGATGCTATATTGCTGAACCAATATAACAAAGTACTAAAGTATGGCATAGCGTATATCATTTGTATACTTTTTTACTATAGAGAGTTGCACTGACAACATATTATCTATAGTAAGCTATGACTTTAATTTGATATAGTACTACTTATGTAGCATACCCCATATCTTTTTTAATAATTTAGAGTATCGCTCCCAATACTCGTCGCTCCGATACGCTATGTATACTGTCGAGCCTGATTATAAATAAATGCTTATTGAACCGTGCATTTTACACCTAAAACTTATATCGCAAGGAGTATATTCGTCCTCACATGCGTAACCTATAAGAAACTGGTGCCCTCAATGTCTTGGGAAGTTATTGAGTTTTTTAACTATAACTTAAATTATAAAAGGTAGTTTTACTTCATGTACTATTGGTAGCAAATTTGTATGATCACTATTTATTAGAAATTATCTAATAGCTTGCCAAAATGCCATTGTGATAATATGTACAATATTATAAATATTAGTACAATAATTATCTGTAAATAGCATCCTGTATTATCGTTCTTGTTGTTGGACATATTGTGACTGAATTTAAATTACGCTATATATTATATAAATTCTTAACAGGCAGATCTGTTAAAAGTGTGAGAAGAGTGGGGTAGTAGAGAGGGAAGAACTCTCTCCCACACTACTACTCACTTTCATCATAACAAGTCGTCATCACCACCTTCAGCATCACCAACAAGTGCGTCTTTAGCCTGCTGTGCTGCCTCTTTAGCCGCTTTAGCTGCTGCTTGCTGCTTCTTGTACTCCTCAACAGTCACAATGCGTGTACTATTCTGGAACAAGTTATCAGCACGACGTGTGATGTAGTTGTTACCTTTTACAGGTATGCCATCCTCATCACTAAACCAGTAGATTGTTACATCTGTGAACTGGATTTTGACGTCTTTGCCGTCCTTCTTGCGGGTAAGCCATTTACCCTCAGCATCTTTACGCAAGAATGGTTCATAGTCACCTACGATATACGTACCAATGTACGTTTCATAAGTGCCTTTCTTTGCCTCATCTACCCACATTTGTAGATAAGCGTTAGCTGCATCTTCTGCAATGCCGTATTTAGGCAATATTTGCAGTCTGATGCCGTTCTCTTGTGCAGCCATAAGCTTATCCAATCCTGCACGTACAAAGTCTGCGACAACATATTTAGTCTTGCCGTCCTTAGACTCTTTGATTTCAGCTGAAACCAGCTGATACTTGGCTGCTGATAATTCTTTGATAGAAGCCATTTCTTTATACGATTAACCTTATATCATCGCGAGGTTTTTAAACACAGTAACTCTTTGAAGGGGGTATTTCCCCTACTTGTTAGGAGAGGGGACTTGATTTAGTACTGCTTCACACTCTCATCATCATACTATTCAAAATTTTTTATAAAATATTTTTTGAACTATATCCCCACATATGCGTTTAAGTAATGAATATTATATTAGACACTTATGAAAAACAATCAAGTAAAATTTGATAATACAGTAGTTTGGAGAGACTTCACAGCAAAGGATTTTGAGGAAGCACTAAAAATGTTATGTAATGTTGAATATTTTCGTAAACATTGTATACAATTTAGAAACTATATGGTTTGTGCAGACTCACATGAAAAGCAGTTAAAGAATGGGCAAAATTAGTTTACAAACACATAAATAAACACGAACATGATAGAAGCAATTAAAAAAGAACTATTAGAGAAAGGATTTACTTATAATGAATCTAGTAAACTATGGTACTACGAATATAGTGATTTTGAAGTATTAAGTTTTATTATAGATGAACATACCAAAGTAAATGGTGATAAATGTATTAAGGTATCTGCAGTATCTTTAAATAATTATTTTGAAAATTTAACATATTTTAAGATTTGTTATACATTATATTTTGATAACATTAACAAATTTTATGATTTATTAACACTTTTAAATTATAAGATATGATATACAATGAAATAGCTACGGGTTATTTCTCACAATTAGAGAAAGAATATAACTTAGAGTATCTAGGTAAAAGTAAAGGAAGTCTAGGTTGGGAAGGTGTATATAGAGATAAAAATGGGCAATTATATATTATAAACTATGCAGATTATATGGGTGGTGGATTAGATATATTATACATGATAGACATCATGCCAGAATTAGAAGTTAAAAAATTATAAATAATGTTAAAATTATTTTTATTTTACTAAAAGTGGAACAAAATTGATATGTCAAACGTTATCTGTTACTGAGTAATAGATAGTAATAGATATATAATCCAGAGTAAAGATAATAAATTATAAACTATCTACTCTTACTCTAGATCACTTAACTTAATACTATTTATGGATGATATAGATTATAACTATTGCAATGATGAAGAGCTTGATATAGATCCTTGTGATGGAGAGTTTAATTATGATTAGATTAGAAATGGGAGAACCAGAGGCTAAAGAAGCTATATTAAAAGGCTTAGTAACAATCAACGATATTGAATACATAGTACACCCCCAACCTAACGGTAGTTGTGATGGATGTGTCTTTGAAGATAAAGAACATTGTCCAAAGATAGCTTTAGATATATGCTGCACCGGTGGTAATATACTAAAATACAAATTATAATATTTTTGGAACATTTTCAAGAGTTATTACGTTATAGTAACCAATTAAATTAAGTTATTCATGAATACAGAAGATAAAGAATTATTAAATACAGTACTGTCTAAGTTAGAGTTTCAATTTATTAAAGATATTTTGGTAAAACCATTACCAGAAGAATACATTGAAAAAGAAATAACAAAGCCTATCAATACTGGGGAAACAGATGAAAATGGCTATCAGATTACAGATAGTGAAACAGTTACAGAGAAAGTACCTACAACCTTTAAGAAAGGTGTAGTGTTAGCAATTCCAGCTAACTATCAATGGACAGATCCTAATAATCATCCTGAAGTAGGTGATATTATAGCTTACTCTAGAAAATCTACAATTGATTTTGATCTATTTAAAGATTCTCAGTTAGTAAATCCATATAATGTAGTAGCTTTTATTAAAAAATAAACTAGACTAAAGCGTTAGTCTTTTAATTAAATCGTGGTTGTATGTGGTGTCACTAGGGGTTAGGTTTTTACTTAACCCCTTTTTATTTGTAAAAAGTTGCAACAAAAACACAACTATTACGTTATAGAGTCATGATACAACAAATGATACAAAACATGTTAGGAGATTATAGTAAGCTTATAACTCTCCTTCCAAATGGGCAAATTAGATTGAATGTGATTAAAGACATTAATGATATTAATAGTGAAGTAATTGATTCTATCGATTTGTCCATGCAAGATGCACTAAGTTTATATAATATCTTTCAGCAACCTAAACAATATACTAGTAACGGTATTACGATTAAAGAAGGTGATACTGAATTTGATATTAATAAGTGGATACAACTTGCAATTAACGAATTTAAAAATAAGTAATATGATTACAGAGTATAAAGTTATTAAACCTTTTGGATGTGCAGAAGTAGATGATGTATTTTCTTATAATAAAGAAAATGAAAATTTCATTATGAGTTCAGAGAAAACTACAGATAATACTTACTCAGCAAAGAGTATGATTATTTCTGCAAATGTGATCGACAACTATGTAAAAGCAGGACTTTTGTCTCCTACTAAGGAAGATAAAATTGATAATAATTCTGATAAAGTAAAAAAGCTTTATACAGAAATTAAGAGATTGCAAAATAAGTACAATCAACGTAACAAAGTAGTTGAAGAAAAATATGAAGCAGGTAAGATGCCTACATGTCAAAAAGTAGAACACGACACTGTTTACTTTAATCTGATGAAAGTTCTAAATAAATTTGAATCTATTATAAATGAATAAGCTTGTTAAACAAGTCAACAAGGATGAACTTATAACAGAATTCTTACACACACTTAATGGTATACTCAGATTAACCGATAGAGAATTAGAGTTAATGGCTACATTGATTAGAATGGATATTGAATATGAAAAAGAACCAAATACAAATAAAAATGTAGCTAATAGACACAATAGAAAATGGATTATAGAGAATCTAGGTATTACTAAGGATAACCTGAGTAGATACATTAAGTCTTTCAAAGATAAAGGAATATTGAAAGCTGGTCCTGCAGAAGATGAATTGTGTGTGAATAAAGCTTTAATACCCATTATTATTGGTGATAGAGTCCAGTTGACTAT